GATAAGATCATCGATGAAGATATCGGCGCTTACTGGATCGTCCACTATCTCGATAAGACCACTATGACCGGCGACCGCATACGCAGCCGGGATTCCTCCTCGAGGAATCGGATACGCCTGGACGATACCGCCGTAATCTTCTTCTATTCTAACGGCCGTCTTTCTGGCTAGCTCGAGAACTTCATGGTGCTTGAAGTAGATCACGCCGGAACCTCGTAGGAAGCGGAACACTTTCTGGTCTCCTCGACTGTCACCTTGACAAGTCGGACGCGTCTCGGAAGCTCCTCCGGTCCGACGACTTCGACGAGGTACCTCGCGATGTTCTCCGCTGTTGGGTTGAATGGTACGACTCGGATTCCGATGTCGGCGAAGCGCTGTTTGAACGGATCCAAGTACGGATCCTTCTCCCACATCAAGAACTTGTGATCCCACTGTGCTTCGACCCACGTGCAGAGCTTGTCCTTGAGAACACTGAAGTCAATGACGCGGCCGACTTCGTCGAGCTCTTTCTCCCCGACCATCCTGCACGTGAAGTGAATACGGTAGTTGTGACCGTGGAGCCAGCGACACTTGCCTTCGTGTCCCACGACTCTATGGCCACAGCTTATGTCGTGGTACCGCGTTGCCTGGTGGCTCATAGCCCGGCTCGATCTAGGAATGTCTGAATGCTCTCATATCCTGGACTAATCGGAAGCTCCATGAGCCCTTCCTTCCACGCGCGGAGCACGAGCGGGTCGGGAACCTTCGCTTCCTCGAATCCCTTGGCTCGGAGTAGCGTTGCATGGTCGTGCCCGGTCGGTGGATAGGCACCATCGTAGCTTGTGTGCGTATAGGCGAGTGCTTTGTAGCAGCCAGGTATCTCGAGAGCTAGTTCGACAGTAGCCTTCTTTGTCAACTTCATCAACGGGGTGAGGATCGCGAGTGACTTCGGCGCCCCGTTCTCTCCGTTGAAAGCTCCCAGGTTACAGGCATGCTGGATGGCGTTGATGAAGACGTGACGACAGTCCGGATACCCGCCGTAATCTTCCTCGCACACGCCTGTAATCAGTGCTTCGGCCTCGTGGACGTAAGCTCGATTGGCCGCGATTGTGAGGAACAACTGATTGCGCATCGGAACGAACGTCTTCTCGAGACCGCCAGGGAGGACAGCGTGGTTGGCGTATTGCTCGAGTTCGTTGCCCGATACGAGTGGGGACGTACCCTTCAGCACAGGTCCGAGTTCGATGATTTCGTGGGAACGGACGGCATCCCCGTACATCGACTTAGCAATCGCGAATACCTCCTCAGCGGCAGCGATCTCACGCTTGTGACGCTGGTTGTAGTCGAAAGTCACTGCGTCGACTTCGACACCTCTAAAGAGCGCCCAGAAGAGACACGTCGTTGAGTCCTGACCACCAGAGAGTACAACGACCGCTCTCATCCCGCCGTGAGAACGAGTCCTCGACCTTTCAGTGTCCATGGTCTAGTAACTCCGGCCAAGCGTGTCCGTGACCTCGTCGTAGTAGCGAAGAAGACTCGTGTCGTAGACCTTCTTCTGCCATTCACCTCCTAGGCCTCCGTCTCTCACAGCTTTCTCGAGCGTTGACTTGAAGTATTCCGCCAGCTCTCTCGAAACCTCGACCTTGTCCTTCATTTTCACTCCAATCCGAGTATCTTGTGGACCTGCAGACCGAAGATGTAGCCATATTTCAAACAAGTCCATACTGTGAAGTCTCTATTAAGAACGTTCTCGACCTCTTCTTTCATATCCATTGGCTGGACGTAGATAGGACCTCGATAGTCGAAAGGTGGACGGGCGACGTTAGCTTCTCCGTGGAGAACTCTCGTTGGCAGACCATCTGTATCGTCTATGTGGTCAGCGTCCAAGACGTACTTGTAAGCGTCGATATGAGGAACGATCTTCGGATGAAGCTTGCTCGTCTTCGGGCTGCATACGATTGTCAGATTCAGATTTGACCACGGTAACTCTGTGTAGAGTGTACCATTAGTCTCAATCTGAACAAGAAAGTCCATGCAAAGTAGATATTCTACGAAAGTCCCAAGCTTCTGTCGAAATGGCTCACCACCTGTGATAACAATGAGTTTCGGACCATCCCTCGAGTCAAGCTCCGTGGCAAGTTCTCTAGCTGTCCAGGATTTGCGACGATCCGTGTACTCCGTGTCACACCCTGGGCATTGAAGGTTGCAGCCGGCCAACCGTACGAACGTAGCCGGATGTCCGGCAAACGGACCTTCACCTTGGATTGTCAAGAAGATACTGTGGACTTCGATACAGTCATCTTCGTACGAAGTGCCTTCAGGTTTTTGATTGTTCATACGGCCAGCTTTTGGCCTTTCAGGTACTCGTAGAGCCGTTGGACACGGTTTACACTGGGATCACGGAATTCGTGGCCACTAAACTTCCGCAGCCAGTAGAACGGAATCCCAGTAGCGACTTGGATCTCTTGCAACGTTTCGTGACGCTGCTTAAGAAGACGGATAGTCTCCGTCATCAAACTCTGTGGCTCCGACATCAGAAGCTCCTTGTACCCCGGCCAATGACGACCATTATAAGGGGATCCTTTTTGAACTACAAATAGATTTATGAACACCCTGGATACGGGGCTTCACTTTTGTGGGACCCCTTTTACGGGTTTGTGGTACAATGGTGTCATACAAGGAGTCGTCAATGGATCCCACCCCCCTGGTTACGTCCCTGATCACAGAATGGTACTCGTTGACAAAGGAGATCGAAGCTTTCAAAGAGAAGCAGATGAAAAGGGAGATGGAGCTGCGCAGACTTCTCGTTGCAGCCCTCTTCCAGACTCCCGCCGAGGGCACACAGTACGAAGACATGCCGGCCGGCTGGCGGCTCAAGCTTCAGTACAAGATCGATCGTAAAGTCGATGAAGCCGCACTCCCCGCCGTCAAGGACAGACTTCGTGAGATCGGTGTCAACCCTGATCTCTACGTCGTCAACAAGCCGGAGCTGAGCCTCACAAGCTACCGGCTGTTGACGGAAGAGCAGAGACAGATCCTTGACCAGGCTCTAATAATCAAGCCGGCATCCCCAACTTTGGAGCTTGTGCCCCCGAAACCCGCGTAATATAAGGTACATACATGGCTCTACGCTTTTCGATGACGAGTAATGCCTCCGTTCACGGTGTGAAGGTTCTCGTGTACGGTGGCTCAGGCGCTGGGAAGACTGTACTCTGTGCCACAGCTCCAAAACCACTCATTCTCTCGGCTGAAGCTGGACTCTTGTCCCTTCGCCGTGTCAACCTTCCGGTCATCGAGATCAAGACGATCGAAGAGCTCCAAGAAGCCTATATGTTTGTCACGACGTCCAAGGATGCCGTTGGGTTCGAGACGATCTGCCTGGACTCGCTGACAGAAATCGCCGAGGTCGTTCTGGCCAACGCGAAGCGTCAAGTCAAGGACCCTCGCCAGGCATACGGCGAGCTCATCGACAAGATGGCAATGACAATTCGATACTTCCGGGACATCCCGAATCGGCACATCTACATGAGTGCGAAAATGGAGCCGATGAAGGACGAAATGACGGGAATCGTGAAATATGGACCAAGCATGCCGGGCGCGAAACTTGGTCCACAGCTGCCGTACTTCTTTGACGAGGTGTTTCGCCTCGGCATTGGCAAGACACCGCAAGGTGAGTCGTATCGTTTCCTGCAGACGCAGCCGGATCTCCAGTACGAAGCGAAGGACAGGTCGGGATCGCTGTCTCAACTGGAACCCCCCGACTTGAACGCAGTATTCACGAAGATCGTGAGGCCGACCACATGAGTACGTTGAACTTCGACGCACGTCAAGTCCCTCCATCGGAGGCACTCGACCCAATCCCGCCGGGCTGGTACAACGCCAAGATCGTCGAGTCGGAGACAAAGCCGACCAAGGACAACGACGGCGCCTACTTGGCGCTGACCCTCCAGATCATCGACGGCCAGTACGCCGGTCGCAAGGTGTTCGATCGGCTCAACCTGCAGAACAAGAACGCTGTCGCCGTGGAGATCGCCTACAAGACGCTGTCGGCGATCTGCCACTCCACCGGCGTGATCCAGGTCCAGGACTCGAGCCAGCTCCACGGCATCCCCCTGGCTGTCAAGGTCGCCGTCCGTCCGGCCAGCCAGAACCAGCAGAACGGCCAGATGTACGACGCCTCCAACGAGGTGAAGGGCTACCGATCGATCAACGCCCAGGTACAGCAGCCGGCGTTCGGACCTCCCGGTCAGCAGCCCGCCTGGACTCCTCCTACCGGTCCGCCACCGCAGGCGTGGCAACCTCCGCCGGTGCAGGCACCTCCTGCCTGGACTCCTCCGCCCCCTCCGCCGGCTCAAGCTGCACCTCCAATCCCTGGACCCGGTGTCGTGCCCCAGTTGCCTCCTCAGGGGTTCGGTGCTCCGCAGCCGTCTTTCCAGGCTCCACCGCCTGCGCCTCAGGCACAGGCTCCGGTCGTGGCACCTCCTGGTGGAGGCG